CAGAGCAAGACGAAACAAAGTCTGGCGAAGTACCATTTTAACCAACGGGGGCTGAAAAGCCCCCGCATTTTTTTAGCTGTCTCATGAATATAGAAAAATTTAAAATAATATTTCAAGGTTTAGACCGTGCGTATGGAGAGTATACGCCTGGTGATACCAAGAATGGAAAGGTTGGTGGCAGTGCAGTTACTAAAAGAGATCTTGTATCAGATGCACTATGGAAAAATCATCTTGAGGGTAAGGCGCCGAGTCTTGGAATTGTCCCCATTAGAGATGATAGCACTTGTACTTGGGGTTGTATTGATATCGATACTTATCCTCTAGATCACAAAGCAATATTAAATAGAATAAAAAAACTAAATTTAAAAATAACAATGTGCCGTTCTAAAAGTGGAGGGGCGCATTTGTTTTTATTCTTCGATAAACCCATTGAAGCAAAGGATGTAAGAAATAAACTTACAGAGATGAGTGCAGCTCTTGGTTATGGGTCATCAGAAATATTTCCAAAGCAAGTTAAATTAAATGCAGAACGAGGAGACACTGGATCATTTTTAAACTTACCCTACTTTAACGCAGAAAATACAATGCGATATGCATTCAAAGAGAATGGAGAAGCTGCAACACTTGAAGAATTTTTTGAGTTGTATGAAAAAAATAAAATAACAAAAGAAGAATTTTATAAATTAGAAATTAGTCCTACCGATTCTGAAATGTCCGATGGTCCACCATGCCTGGAAATATTAATGACAGATGGAATATCAGAGGGAGGTCGTGATAATGTTTTATATCATTATGCTGTGTATGCAAAAAAGAAATGGCCAGATGGATGGCAAGACAAAATCGGAGAGTTCAATAATAAATACATGACAAAACCCTTGTCTTATACACAAGTAGAAAAAACAATTAAGCAACATACAAAAACAGATTACAATTACAAATGTAAAGATCAGCCAATGTGTGCGTTTTGTAATGCACCTGCGTGTCGTCAACGACAGTTCGGTATTGGTGGTAGCTATGAACATAAGTTTAGTGATCTTAAAAAATATCAATCAGAGAATTCTATTTGGTATTTAAATGTAGATGGACACACAGTAGTTGTAACAACAAAACAATTGTATAACCAAAATGAATTTGTTCTCGCATGCTTTGATCAAACAAATATTATTTTAAATGAAATACCAAAACAAGAATGGAAAAGAAAAATACAAGAGCTGGCAGACGCCGTTGAAGTTATTGAGATGGGTGAGGATGTAACATTACATGGTAGATTTGATCAGCACTTATTTTCTTTTGTTAATGATCAGGGAAAAGCAGAACATGTAGATGAAATAAATTATGGTAAAGCATTCGAAGAAGACGGATACATATATTTTAAAATGGAATTCTTGATCTCTTATTTAGAAAAACAACGATTCAAAGGTTTTGATTCAACAAGAATTGCAGCTAGACTAAATGATATTGGAGCAGAGAATACAAGAAAGTATATTGAGAAAGTTCAACGAAGAGTTTGGAAAATGAAATCAGATTGGTTTAAGAAAAGAGATAGTGAGTTACCTCTTCCAGAAAAAAATTTAGAAAAAGAAGAGGAGATACCATTTTAAAACACTTAGATTTATTTAGTGGCATTGGTGGCTTCAGTCTTGGACTTGAAGCCACTGGTGGTTTTGAGACAGTTGCGTTTTGTGATATTGATCAATATCCAAGACAAGTGCTGCAAAAACATTGGCCACATGTTAAACAATACGAAGATATAAAGGAACTTAATTATGAAAGACTCAAAGCAGATGGACTTCTTCCCATCGACATCATCACTGGAGGATACCCTTGCCAACCTTTCTCCGTCGCAGGTAGAAAAAAGGGTGAAGATGATCCGAGACACCTCTGGCCAGAGTATTTTAGACTTGTCAAAGAATGTAGGCCAACTTGGGTTATTGGAGAAAATGTTAGTGGACACATTAAACTCGGTCTCGACACCGTTATCTCGGACTTGGAGAGTGAAGACTACGCCGTTAGGCCGTTTAGTATTTCAGCTTCGAGCATCGGCGCCAACCACCAAAGAGAAAGAGTCTGGATTGTGGCGAACTCCAGACGCTCACGGGGGCCGTGGTCCGAGTTCCGAGAAGAGAATGAAAATGAAACTAGAAAAGAAAATGCCAATCAGTTTGAACGATCAAGTAGCACACTCAAATCTAATGTGGCCAACCCCAGCAGCTCACGAAGGGAGACTGGGTTATCAGAGGAGAGATACAGGGAAGAAAGGAACACAGAAGAGTTTAACAACGATAGTGATAGACACAGAGGGTGGCAGAGAGAAAACAACTGGGCAGTTGAACCCGACGTGGGTAGAGTGGCTTATGGGATACCCAAAAGGGTGGACAGACTTAAATCATTAGGCAATAGTTTGGTACCACAGATACCTTACTACATAGGAAAAACAATCTTGGAGGTGATGAATGGAAAAACTAATTAAAGAGACTTTAGGAATAGCTACACAACTTGTAGCTAAAGCCGAGAACAAACAATCAAAGTTAACAAAGAGAATGTTAGTTAATGATTTGAAGATGATAAAATTAAACTTAATGATGATACAAGATGATATTACAAGACAAGCACAGCAAAAAGATTAATATAATATTTGGTCCACCTGGTACAGGTAAGACAACTCATTTATTAAACATTGTTGAAAAAGAATTACAACAAGGAACACCGCCAGATAGAATAGGATACTTTGCTTTTACAAACAAAGCTGCAGATGAAGCCATAGCAAGAGCCTCCATTAAATTTGGTTTAGATAAAAAAGATTTAAAATATTTTAGAACACTACACAGTATGGCATTTAAATTTTTAGGATTAAAAAATGCAGATGTCATGGGTGATAAAGACTACAAAGAATTATCTGATTACTTACAAGTAAATATAATTAATCCAAACAAAACGGTAAAAGATTTGGGGATATCACAACCGCAAGATCCTTATTTAAAAATAATTGATACAGCAAAAGTTAAAAACATTTCCTTGTCTGCAGCTTTTTTACAAAGCGATGAACACATACGAGGAGGGTTTGAGTTTTTAAGTTATATTGATAGAGGCATAGAAGATTTTAAAAAAAGAAAAAACGTATTAAATTTTACCGACATGATTTTAAAATTTAATGAAAGAAAAGATGCACCAAAGTTAGATGTGGCTATCATTGATGAAGCGCAGGATCTTAGTTTCATACAATGGCAAATGGTTGAATTGATAATTAGAAACTGTGATCGTGCTTACATTGCAGGAGATGATGACCAAGCTATATTTGATTGGGCTGGAGCTGACACAAAAAGACTTGGACTAATTGGTGGAGAGAGAACTGTATTGAATCAATCATATAGGATTCCAAGATCAATTCACAAACTTGCAAATAATTTAATAACAAAAGTAAGAGATAGAGTTCCAAAAGATTGGCAGCCAAAAGATAGAGAAGGTTTAGTAAAGTATCATCGTACTTGTTTTAATCCATCAATTGATTTGACAAATGGATCATGGTTAATATTAGCAAGAACAAATTACATAGCAGAACAATTTATAGAAGATTTAAAATCAAAAGGATTTTTTTATGAGTATAAAGGACGGTCTTCTGTTTCAGATAAAATGATGAATGCAATTAAAGGTTGGAAAAAAATACAACAAGGTGAATCAGTTGAGTTACCAATCGTAAAAGATATTTATCATTATATTTCAGGTAATAGTGGAATTGAAAGAGGATTTAAAAATTTAGAGAATGCTAGTGATGAAGTTACATATGACTATGAATCGTTGGTCGTGAAGCATGGTTTGAATGTCGATTCCAATACAGAATGGAACTTTGCACTAGATAAAATACCAGCAGAACAAACACGATATATTAATTCTGCCATGGATAGAGACCAAGATTTTCACAAATCGAAAAATATAAAAATTTCTACGATACATGCATCAAAGGGTGGCGAAGCAGACAATGTTATGCTATTAAAAGACCTGCCTACAAAAGTAGATAACAACATCAGCAAAGTAATTGATGATGAAAGGAGAGTGTTTTATGTGGGAGCTACAAGAGCAAAAAAATCTTTGCATCTTATATCATCAAAATCAAACAGAGAATTTAAAGAGTTGTAAATGATTTGCAGTAACATATTACAACAAGCAAAAGAATTGGTTGAAGGAGATCGTCAAAATGAATACGGCGATAAACTTAAAAATCACAAGAACATCGCTGCGTTGTGGTCAATTTTCCTCCAGAAAAATATATCAGCACATGATGTGGCGATGTGCATGGCTTTAGTAAAAGTAGCGAGACTGATGCATGCACATAAAGAAGACAGCTATATTGATTTAGCTGCTTACGCCTCTATTGCGGGGGAAATAAATGAAAGAGATAAGTGAGCCAGCCCTCGTTATTCAAAACACCAAGTGAGTGGATTCCACCAGAGTCTGTTCCAAATTTATCTGATGCAAAAGAAATTGCTATTGACTTAGAAACAAAAGATGATGGTTTGAATTCTGGTATAGGACCAGGATGGGCTACAAAAAAAGGAAGAGTTATTGGTGTAGCGTTGGCCGTGGATGGTTGGCAAGGATACTATCCTATTGCACATGAAGGTGGTGGTAACTTTGATGAGAAAATTTTTAAAAGACAATTAAAAGAAATACTCGATTTACCCTGTGATAAAATATTTCACAACGCCATGTATGATGTTGGGTGGTTAGATGCTATGGGTTTAAAAGTTAATGGTAAAATAATTGATACCATGATCGCAGCTCCGTTGTTAAATGAAAACAGATATAATTATTCTCTTCGTGATTTATCAAAAGAGTATGTAGGGGAAACAAAATCAGAAGCTTTGTTATATGAAGCTGCAAAAGAATGGGGTGTAGATGCTAAGAGTGAGATGTGGAAACTACCTCCAATGTATGTCGGTCCTTACGCAGAACAGGATGCTTCAGTAACGTTAAAACTTTGGCATGTATTACAAAGAGAAATAAGCACACAAAATTTAAATGGTATTTTTAATTTAGAATCAGAGCTGTTCAATGTTTTATTTGCTATGAAAAAGAAAGGTGTGGCTATAGATTTAGAAAAAGCAGATAGAATAAAAAATGATTTTGAGAAATCAGAAAAAGAAGTTTTAGATTATTTATACAAGACTTGTGGGTTTGAGGTAGAAATACTAGCACCTTTATCAATAGCAAAAGCTTTTGATAAACTTAAAATAAAATATAATAGAACTCCTACTGGACTACCAAGCTTTGATAAAAACTTTTTAGCTACACACAAACATAAGTTTGCACAGAGTATCGTAAAAGCAAGAGAGTTTAATAAAGCAAGAACAACCTTTATTGACTCTATCATGCGCCATGAACACAAAGGTCGTATACATGCTGATGTAAATCAATTAAGATCAGAGACTGGTGGTACCATATCGGGACGTTTAAGTATGCAAAATCCAAACTTACAACAAATTCCTGCAAGAAATGCTGAAATTGGTCCTAAGATAAGACAGTTATTCATACCAGAAGAAGGTCAGAAGTGGGGATGCTTTGATTATTCACAACAAGAACCACGTCTTTTGGTGCATTATGCTGCAGTTATTAGCGAAAATCAGGAGAAAAAAGGACAACAAGCCCTTAGAGGAGTCAAGACTTTGGTTGATGGATATACTAACGGTGATATTGACTTTCATCAAACAGTTGCAGACATGGCTGATATAGACCGAAAACAGGCCAAGACAATCAATTTAGGGATGATGTATGGCATGGGCAAGGGAAAATTAATGAGTGAGCTAGGGCTTGAAAAAGAGGAGATAGAAGATGTTTTTAATAATTATCATTCTACTGTTCCTTTTGTTAAGGAACTAACAGATTTAAGCATGTCTAGAGCCTCACAATATGGCTTTATCAAGACATTATTACAAAGAAAATGTCGGTTTGACATGTGGGAACCTAATTCATTTGGTATGCACAAAGCTATGCCAAAGAAAGAGGCCGAAATAGAGTACGGTTTTGGCCATAAAATTAAACGTGCTTATACATACAAAGCTTTGAATAGATTAATTCAAGGCTCTGCTGCCGATCAAACGAAGAAAGCAATGATAGATGTATTTAAAGAGGGTATTACCCCTTTAATCCAGGTACATGATGAGTTGGATATTTCTTTTTCTACCGAAGAGGAGAAGAAAAAGATAATAGAGATCATGGAAAATGCCGTGGAGATGAGGGTGCCAGCTAAAGTAGATTGTGAAATTGGTTCTTCGTGGGGCGAGATTGGATAGAAAACATAGAAAAGGTTTTGCAAATCACATCAAAGCCATACTCTGGCTAACCCAAAAAAATTACTACGTATTTGACAACATCAGTGGCCTTGGGCCATGTGACGTGATTGCT